ATTGCGAACCCGGTTAAATAAAGAGATATGAAAAATATTAAAGCCCCATTCGGTCAGTACCTGTCAGCCTATCTCTTGGCTGTTCGCAACAGGGAAAGCCGGATGGGGTTTTTGTTTTTATGGAAAAAAGTAGAGAAAGCATGATTCTTTATAGGAGCTTTTATGATGCAATAAAGTTGCTCCCAAATGACACTCAACTTGAGATTTTTAGGGCAATTTTTGAGTATGGTCTTGATGAAATTGAACCTACATTATCAGCTGGAGCATTACCATTTTGGCTGCTTATAAAGCCTAATCTTCAAGCAAATAGAACTAAGTGGGAAAACGGATGCAAAGCAAAGTCGAAGCAAAGCAAAAGCAAGACCGAAGCAAAGCAGAAGCAAAGTCGAAGCAAGACCGAAGCTAATGTAGATGTAGATGTAGATGTAGATGATAATGTAGATGTAGATGTTAATGTAGATATATCAGACCTCTCATCTTTTGAGTCAAAATATGACAAGCAAATGTTGGCAGACTTTCAAGGCTATTGGATGGAGAAGGATGGCAAAGGCAAGATGAGGTATGAGGCTCAGAAGTTCTTTGACATTTCCAGAAGGTTGGCTACATGGGCAAGGAATCAATCGAATTACCCTGAAAGAAAAAATAACGAGCATCCCTTACAAGTTCCGGCCGGCCGGCCACACCGACTGCACGAATCATTTAAATATTAATACAATGTCTATAAAGGAAAAATATAAAGTAGAGCCATTAGATAGTGATCAATGCACAGAATGGCTAATTAAGAAGCATTATCTTAAAAGGATGACATCATTCACATATTCTTTTGGGCTATTTGAAAATAGAATTTTGGTTGGTATCGTAACTTTTGGCAATGCTGTTCCAAATAATATGAAAAAGTCATTATTTGGCGAGAAATACATGGATTATGTCTATGAATTAAACAGGTTATGCACAAATGACAACTTAGACAAAAATGCAAACTCTTACTTTATTTCTGAATCTTTTAAATTATTGCCAAAGCCGTTAATAATTGTTTCATATGCCGATAAATCTGTTGGACATAATGGCTATATCTATCAAGCAACAAATTTCATTTTTACTGGTGAAAGCCACACTCAAATGGATTGGAAATTAAAAGGCAAAGAGCATATTCATAGCAGAACATTAATGGATGAATTTGCTTTTGAACAAGATAGAGTAAAAAAGTTGAAGGAAAAATATGGTGATCAGTTGTATCAGGTAATGAGAGAACCAAAATATAGATATGTTTATATCTTATCAGACAGGAAATTAAAAAGAAAAATAATGGCTGAAAAAATGTTTGATATAAAGCCTTATCCAAAAGGAGATAATAAAAGATACGATTCCTCATATAAACCAAATGTTCAACTTACTCTATTTTAAAAAATGATATTTGAAAACGAAGAACTGGAGAGGCAAGTACTCTCCGCAATGATGCTTTCAGCCGAGGATAGGCTGATGGCTTTCTCAACCTTGCCCAACCTTGACTGCTTCCAGCTAGAGGCAAACAAAATCATAGCAAAGGCTATGCTTGCCCTGCAAGATGCCGGAGAGCATGTAGACCTTGAAACAACTGTTGCTACCATCAAGAAGTCAGGCCTAATTAAGGAAGCCGGAGGTGTAAAAGGAGTGGCTAAGGTTTATGCCTCACTCAAGTCTCCTGGTCATGTGGAGACACATTGCCGCCTGCTGATTGAGCATTACCTGAAGTCTAAACTTTATGCGCTGAGCATGGAACTGCATCAGCAGAGCCAAAGCGACTCCGGTGACATATTTGAGATATTCACGCAGTACCAGAACAAGTTTGACAACCTGCTTGCCTCTGCCATCACCAATCAGGATGATGACTTTCTGAAGCAACTAAATGAGTCAGCCAAGATGTGGCTAAATGCCAAAGCCGGAGACATTGCTGGCTATCGGACAGGCATATCTGCCCTAGATAAACTATGCGGAGGCCTAACCAATGGTGAGCTTACTGTTGTAGGGGCGAGACCAGGGCAAGGAAAGACTGCCCTAGTGGTAACGCTAATCCGTAACCTAGCAAAGCAAGGCATTGGCTGCGGCATGTTTAGCTTAGAGATGACAAAGCATGAGCTAGTCCAACGGCTGGCCTCCCAGGAAAGCAATGTCTGGGCCTATAAGATCAAGCAGGGAGAACTAAACAACCTTGACCGAAACAACCTCTACGAGGCTATCCAAGCAATGAAGGCTTGGCCTATTAAGATAAGTGATGAAGGCTACATCAATATCTCCAAAATCAGAACCAAGGCCACCATGTGGAAGAACAAGCACAACATCCGTGTGCTGTTCGTGGACTACATAGGCCTCATCCAATCCATCAATCCAAAGGAGACAAACCGAGTGAACATCATAGGCGAAATCAGCCGAGGCCTAAAACTACTAGCAAAAGAACTCCAGATTCCGATTGTGGCACTCTCTCAGCTCAGCCGCAGAGTTGAAGAGCGAAGCGACAAGATGCCACTGATGAGCGACCTGCGAGAGTCGGGTTCAGTTGAGCAGGATGCTGATGTCATCTGGATGATGATTAGGCCTGAGTATTACTTTGAGCCAACAGCGACCACCAAAGTTGGAAGTACAGAATTGCACAATGCTGGCCTGTGCTTGATTGACCAAGTCAAGATGCGCTCAGGTAGTACAGGAATAATACCTTTGCGCTTCAATGGGCCATTAATGCAGCTCACCGACTATGAATCAGGAAGTCCATATTAGCCAAGTGCCTCAGCAGTGGGAAGGCAAATCAACCTACACTAGTGATCTAATCTATGACTTTAAGCCAGCTATGATGACACATCAGCACTGCAAGGATTACCTTGCCCGAAAAATCAGCCAATTGAAAAGCAAGCTAAGAATCCAAGAAGCCGCCCTAGGTCATAGGCGCAGGTGGGCAAATCAGCTTGAAATCTATGAGGCAATCCTGAAATACCTATCTTTGCATAAACTTTAAAACTATGCTCAAGAAAGGCTACTCCGCTAAAACAATTAGCAAGAACATCAAGACAGAGATGAAGTCTGGCAAGCCTCAGAAGCAGGCAGTAGCCATTGCTTTGTCTGTGGCTAAGAAGGCCAAGAAGACAGCAAAGAAAAAATAATCACCACTTTAAAAAGGGCCGAGAGGCCGGTACTAATTTTATGGCAGCACCTAAAGGAAACAATTGTTGGCAATTGCGCCTCAAGCATGGTCTTGATGGCAAATTCAAGTCACCCGATGAGATTCAGCACAACTTTGAGCAGTATGTGCAATGGGCAGAGGAAAACCCATTGATTGAGGTTGATTTCAGGGGCAAGGATGCAATGAGGGTTGAGCTGCCCAAAAAGAGAGTCCTTACAAAGGATGGCTTTGCGCTTGCCTGTGGCTTCAGCTGCTGGGCCAAGCTAGCTGAGTATAGGACTAAAAGTAAAGACTTCGGTGAACTCTTTACACGCATAGAACAGGCAATCACTTTGCAGAAGTTCGAAGGGGCTTCTTCTGGCTTCTTTAATCACAACATTATAGCCAGAGACCTAGGCCTAATGAACCAGGAGCAGGTCAGTGTGCAGATGCACGAAGTGATTGTGCCGAAGGTGCTGAGGAAGGAGGAGGAGGGCAACTGATGGCACTCATTGACTTGTCATCACCTGACCTATGGAGTCAGAAGTACCTGCCTGCTTTGGTTGAGCCAAAGACATACAACATCCTCTGGGGCGGAGCAGGATCGGGCAAAAGTCAGACCATGATTCAGCTTCTGCTGGCTGAGATATGCAACCATAAGGCCAACCAATTCCAGACTTACTTTGTCATTCGTAAAGTTGCCAGCACTTTGAGGAACTCAGTCTTTGCCGACTTCAGGAACAAGATAAGTCAATGGGGATTTGAGAAGCTCGTTAAGGCTAAGACCGGCTACCTTGAGCTGCAATCCGGCACGAACAAGATTGTGTTTCTAGGCTGTGATGATCCTGAGAAGCTCAAGTCACTCTCCCAGGCTAAGTACATCTGGATTGAAGAAGCCACAGAGCTAAGCCTAGAGGACTTCACCCAGATTACCCTGCGCCTTAGAGGTAAGTCAGAGCAGCCTAAGCGTTTCTTCCTCACCTTTAATCCGGTCAGTGATAGCCACTGGATAAAAAAAAGATTCTTTGATGATGTGCCACAGAATGAGCAGGCACAGATACTCAGGCTGCACGGTACTTACAGGGATGCGCTCAACTTCCTTGATGATGAATATGTCACAAGGATGGAGGCACTCAAGACAGTTAATCAGACCTACTATGAGGTCTATGCTTTGGGCCAATGGGGAGTCTGGGATAGAGAGAGTCTATTTGCCTACACCTTTGACTACTCACGGCATGTTTACGGTGGCTACATCAAGGCTAACCCAC